AATGTTATCCTAGGACATTGTAGAAACTTTTAAAGAGGATAATGTGACAAAGAGATGAGCTGAGATTATTAGATGTAAAAACTTCAAAACCTCTATCATTTAAACTAGTTAAAGGAACCATCTCACAAACACCTAAATCTTTTTCAATAATCATAACACTCCAATCGATTGGCATTTGTACTGTGTATTCTCCTACCTCTAATACCATGCTTGGTGCATTAAATGACTCTAAAAAAATTAATGGAATAAAGAAAAAATCAATATTCTTTTTGTTTGTAGTATCAAGTACACAATATTGTAGATCATCTACAAGTTCAGGCACTTTGTTTAAGTTATAACTTTGGTTGTGTGTTGTTAAAATTTTCATATGTTTACCTTGTTTATAGTATACGGATAATTTGCCTCTTTGTAAAACTTTTTTCTTGCCGTTAAATGTCTTTTTGAAAATTTACATGCAGAAGTTATATCCCAAATTTGTACATGATCTTTATCTTGTGCTTTTCTAATACCTCTACCTATGCTTTGTATTACCCTTACGAAGCTTTTTCCGGGTTCTACAAGCACCAAATTAAAGATTCTGGGTATATTGATACCCACAGCCGCAATTCCATATGTTGCAATCAATACTTTATGTTGTTCTGTAGCAATTTCACCATATTCTTCTTCTCTGTCTTCTGTTTTTGTTTTACCTTGAATAAAAACCGATCCTGGAATTAGTTCTGCTAACATTTCTCCAGATTTTATACGATCAATAAGTATCAAAGTATTTCCTCCGGATCTTATTTCGTCAATTAAATTACTCAAAAACTTTAGTCTTTCTGAATTTGTTGTTAGATACGACACTTCTTCTTGGTATGTTCTAAATGAATTAAGATCTTGTGTTTGAACAATGTTTACATGACAATTTGCAAGTACTCCTTTATCTTGTAATTCACTTGCTGATAACTGATTAATAACTGAGCCTAACGAACAAACTAAACTCATTTTTTCATAATCTTCTTTTGGTACTGTTCCAGTTAATCCCCATCTAATTGGAATGTTTGCAAATGGTCCAGTCAACAAAGATTTTAATACATCTGCTTTTGCCATATGTACTTCATCAACAATTACACAATTAACATTGTCAATAAACTCATCAATTGGAAATTCTGCTTGATCTTTTTTAGTATTTTTATGTAAAATGTTAAGACTTTGCCATGTACAAATAGTATGTGTATGTCCTAATTCTTTTCTTTCTCCAAAATATACACCAACATCAAGTCCTACATTTCTATAATCTTCTTCAGTTTGTGTAACAAGTGATTTGTTTGGTACAATAATAATTGTTCTTCCAAATTGTTCACACATTTTTGATAAAGCCGCTGTAATAATTGTTTTACCAGCACCCGTGGCAATCTCTTGTAAACTTTGAGGATTAGCAATAAAATCATTAATAACTTGCACTTGATAATCTCTCAATTTTATTGGCTGACCTTCATGTGTGTGTCCTTTTGGCCAATTGATATGAGAAAAATAACTTTCAGTTACTTCCTCAAAATTAAAATCAAAATGCCTTCTATTATCTTCAATTGTAACTTTGTATCCATTGTTTTCAATAATAGGTAAAATTTGATCTAAAAGATTAAGATATGTTCTTCCCCCAATATCACAAAATCTTACATGTCCATCCCATCTGCCTAATTTATAAGCAGGTAAATGATAGGCATATGGTACAAAATATTTTAACTTATCAGAAATTTTACGTCTAGTTGAAACATCTAACCCTTCAAACTTGACGTTTACTTCGTCTTTGATTTTTAGTATTGCTGTAGCCATGGATACTTTGTCCTAATTTCTTTTATTGATTTTTTTAATCTTAATACATATTCCTGGCCAAGTTCACTAAACATTGATAAAAACTCTACTAAAATTAAACTGTCTACTGGTTGATTATTTTCAATCATAATACTTCTGCTCATCCTAAATCCTCTGTAAGCACTATGATTATTAATCAACTCATAGTAATAATACACTGAACCGCATTGATCGTCAAATTTAATAATTCCCCATGGTGAATTTTTAATACCCAAAGGCTTTACTTGAGGTTTTGTTGAATCCCATGTTCTAATACCAAACAAGTTATTTGCTTCTTTGGCAAATCTAGAATTTCCCCATGCTGACTCATGTCCGGCTTGTGCTACTATCAAATCTTTTGGAATAAATGTTTCTATGTTTTTTGATTTAGGAATTTTATCTATGCAATTAGAAAGAAAAATAACAAAATCGTGTTGCGAAATATTTCCAAATTCAATAGAAATTTCTTCAGTCTTAACTTCAACTGGATCTGCTAAAACAAAACGTTCGTCTGTTGTAGTTTTAGTATTAAAACTAGGATATAGTGATAGTATTAATACGAGTGCTATTATGTAAATCCATTTTTGTTTCATTGTAAAGCATTTCATTCATAAAATCTAATTCTTGTTCAATATAGTCTAATCTTTTATTGTATTTTTCAAGTTCATAGTGTAAATGTACTTGTAAAGATATAATAATTCCTAATAAAATACCAATTAAAAGCATAGATAGAGCAGTAAGATTAATTTCTTTAAACATATTATCCTTTCGCAAACAGTTCAGCATCGTCTAATCCAGCAACTCGAAGTTTCACAATATTATTAATTTGAAACTGTTTGCTATCAAGAGCTTTCATTAGCCCAAGATATTTGTTTCTTAACAATGCAAATTCGTTTACTAATTGAGCCATACTAATTACATCATCTTCTCCGTCAATGTATTTTTCAACATCTCTGCTAGTTAACGCTCTTTGATAGTTTTCAAGATACTGTTTATATTTGATACTTCTAATTTTTCTTAATTGTATATTAAGAAATTCTAATATTGATTCAATTTCTTGTAGTTGATTAAAACGATGTTCTACTATTCCAGGTATTTTAGAAGAATTAAGTTCAATGTTTCCTTTCATTCCACATTCAATTCTTGCTTCTTCTAACTGTTGTTCGTAAAAATCAATACAGTCAGGAAGTTTTGATAAATCAGCAGATACAACTCGGTACCATTTTATCATTACCAATCCTCATTGTCATCGTCATCATACCAAGATTGATCATCATCAACTTCATCATTTTCTTGATAATAATCTTCAAATGCAGACTCAAGATATTCATCATTTTCTTTTAGTTCATTAATGCTTTGTTCGTCTATACCAAAATCATCAAGCATGGCTACAAACGAATTAGCGGCGTCACTTCTGTCTTTGGCTGGAATAAAATTACTCATTTTATTCCAGAACTCAATTAACATTCCTATTTCAGAATTAGTTATCATTGTCATCTTCCTCGTTAGTGTTAGCTGGTTGTGGGAGTTCAACAAACTCTTTCATAACCATATCCATTAACTCACCAGTCCATTGCTTACGATAATGTTTATGCTCTTTACCATCTTTATCAACATATTTTAATCGATTACCTTCTTTTACAAGAAGACCTTTTTTCTCAAACAAATCAATAAGTCCACTGTATGGATCCATTCCTCTTTCATATGGAATCTTAACTTGTACAGATTCAAACGGTTTATTAAATCTTGTTTTCATAACTTTGATAGCCGCTCTAATTCCAGTTACATCAGAAATTTTGTTGCCATCTTCGTCTTCTTTCAGTTTTAACTTTTTCATAGCAATAACAACTGAACTTGCATAAACAAATCCTTGACCACCTGAGATTTTGTCATCAGGATCAAACATATCTTGTGATGCGTATGTGTGGTTAGTTGCTACTAGTCCTACGTTATATGCACCAAACATATTTACACAGTTCCTAATAAGTGCAGTAAGAGATTTGGCTTTTCTACCAAGATCACCTTTCATGTCACCTTTTTCAAACTGATCTCTATCAGTTGGTGTTAATAGCATACCTAAACTATCAATCACAAATAAAATTTTTGGTCTATCAGATTCTTCTTTACCATCATATTCTTTTGCATAATTTGATACAAACTCACTAATAATTTTTGCTACATCATCTACCATAGCAACATTGATTCTTAGCAACTTGTCCGGTGATGTATCAACACCAAGTGCTTGTAACCAATCTTCATGCAGTGCGTTTTCTGAATCTAGTGCAACACAAAAAATTCCTTGTTCTTGTGCATTTCTAATTAAATTACCAGATGCAATTAAACTTTTTCCTGATCCAGATTCACCTGCTAACATTGTTACCCTACCAAGTGGTATTCCTTTTTCAAAATCACCACTAATAAGATAATTTAAACAGTAATTTCCAGTTGATACCCATGTGTTTGGATCTGATTCAAAACCAACTGAAATACCTTGAATGTTCTTTGTTAAACTTGTTCTAAATTTACTTACGTCAAACGGTCTTACCATAATGAACTCCTTACGTTAAAGTAGTAGTGCATGATTCATGCACTACTATCATTTTTAGCATTTATTTGTTAGATTGTCTAGCTCTAATCATAGCTAAGATATCATCAGCTGAACCACTGCTATTTGTAGTTGCAGGAGCTTCAGTAGTAGTTGCTACTGCTGGCTCAGGTGCTTGAGTTGTTGACTCAACTGTTGCTGTAGTTTGTGCTACTGCTGGCTGAGTTGGTGCAACTGCTGGCGCCGGTTGTTCTGGTGTAGTTACCGTCGACGCAACTGTACTTGCTACTGTTGATGCTGTCGAAGCCGGTGCTGATGCATTTGATGACCCTGCAACACTAAAACCTGTTGGCTTATAGTATTGAGCAAAACGATCTGGATCATAAAGCTCACCATCTACTGATGCTTTAAAGAGTTCTTGCATAATAGCAACTTCATCAGATGAAGGTTTCTTTGGCATATAATCGCTAAGATTATGCAATCCAAATTTATCAATTGCACTTCTTTCAGTTTCTGAAAGACTTCTTGCCTTGAACGACCATGTTGATGTTGAGTAATCAGCATAACCACCTTTTTGAGTTTTGGTTAATTTGAAATCTCTACCATTTTCGTTATCAGTTGGAAGATCTTCCATGTCTGGATTCATCAGTGCTGATCTAATAATATTAAAGATTGACGGATTGATTACAAAACGTCTAATTGGATTTTCAGGAATAGTGTCCTCTTCCAATGTAGAGTTTACTACAAAACCTTGGAAGATATAACTTCTTTTCTTCCAATATTTTCTACCCATGTCTTCTAAACTTGGATCTTTAAACCAAGTTCTAACTTCTGATAGAATAGGACAAGGTTCATTGAACATTTCCATACAAGGAATTTGAACTATTGTTGGTTTTGTGTCTTGAGCACCTTTGATACCAGGAAATGGTAATTTAATCATTGCTCTTTCTTGCCAGAAGAAAGTGTTGTTTGAATCACCGTCTGGTAAGAATCTAAGTGTTGAAGTTGTTCCTTCTGCGATATTCCAGAAAGGAAAGATTGCATTGTCTGATGCAAGACCTGAGCTGTTTGAAGTTTTCTTTTCTTGTTCTGCCAGCTTGGCCCTAATTTCTGCTAATGTTGCCATAATAATGTGCCTCCTTTGTGCCTAAATATTAGCCTATGTTTTTGCCTAATGCATAGATGTTTTTTTAACATCATATACACAGTATATTTATACTTTTAATAAAAGTCAAGTCTTTTTTAACCCTATTTTAAAAGTTTTTTTTGAATGTAAGCATCCAATTTCTACCCGGTTGTGAATATCCATCTGGACTGTCATAATTTTTATCAAATATGTTTTTTACACTCAAACTTATTGTTTTATTATCATCTATTGTATACGTAGAATGAAAATTTGTCAACGATACAGATGGTTTTTTTATAGTAGCCCAGGTGCTACTGTCTATATCTTTATGACTGCCTATATAATTTAACTCAATAATATTGGTAAAATTGTTATGTGTATGCTCAACTCCAGTACTATTTGTCCACTTTGGCTTTCGTGTAAGCTCAGTACCATTGCTGTCTTCTGCTATAGTAAATGTTGTAGAAGAATAAGTTTTTAAATTGTCATTAAGTTGCCCTGATGCATTTAATTCTACACCGTGCCTGTTTGATTTTGCAGTATCATTTACGTATGTATTTGACTGATATTTCAAAGCATTATCAAGATCTGTTGTGAAGTAAACAATGCT